ATAATATTGCGGATGTAGCGCAGGACTTGGTTTGCGATATTAGTGGCGTGTCTGTTCAGTTTGTCTACAACACTTCTGGAACAGCTACTTGGGAAGTCTACGCTCAGGTAGGTGGTAATGGCGGTACGGTTGTAACGCTGGACGGGACTCAAACCCTGACCAACAAGACGTTAACTGCTCCGACTATTGCGTCAGCCAACCTAACTACAGCATTAACTCTTGCTGGTGCGGCTGGCACTAACGGGCAAGTGTTAACAAGTGCTGGTTCTGGTTTGCCATCTTGGACAACACCTTCTGCTGGTGCTTTGGTTTATTTGTCCACCGTAACCGCATCCGCAGCTGCCACGGCAGACATTGAAACTGGGTTTTCAGGTACTTACGACAATTACATTATTTTGGCAACAGGAGTTGTAACGTCCGGTAACGTAGCCGTTTATTGCAGGCTAAAAATTGGTGGAAGTTATTTAACAGGTTCAGTTTACGGATATCACTCAGCAACAATTAACGACTTTGTTGCAACTTACTCGGCACTGCAATCCGGTTCCGCAACAGAAATAAGAATGATGAATGGAAGCTCCACATCGCCTAGTAGTTTTGAGATGTCAATACCGGATGCAAATGCTTCAGCGCATCACGCCATAAGATATTTGATATCTAGCAGGGCGGGAACCCTAACGGCTTTGGGTGGAGGTGCTGGAATAGGGCATTCAGATACATCTGGCGTTTTAAGTGGCATTAGATTATTCCCACCTTCGGGTACTATTTCCGGCACATTCCGACTTTACGGCATTGCTAATTCATAAGGAGCCATCATGCCTAACTATCACGCAACATCAGAAGGTAATGTCCCTTTCACGGCGCAGGAAGAAACTGCTTGGGCGGCAGAACAAACAGCCTATGCTGCTGGCGCTAACAACCGTAAGGCAGCGGAAGTTCGCGCAGAGCGTAACGCCAAACTAGCCACAACTGATTGGACTCAGGGGGCTGATACACCTCAAGCCGCTAAAGATAAATATGCTCCGTATCGCCAAGCACTGCGTGATATACCAACACAAAGCGGTTTCCCCAACACTATCGCTTGGCCCACACAGCCGGAGTAAATCATGACAACCCTAACTGGAATTATCACCCCGACTAACCTTGTCACGTTGACTGGTACAGCTACGCTGACCAACAAGACGCTGACTGCGCCTGTATTGGGCACTCCTGCTTCAGGCAACCTGTCCAACACAACAGCAGATGGCACAAACTCTGTAGGCTTCAAGAAACTTCCAGCAGTGGGCACTAAGACAGCCAGCTACACACTAGCAGTGGGTGATATTGGTAAGTACGTCCAGCTTGGCGCAAGCGGTGCAATCGTTATCCCAGACGCAATCTTTTCTGAGGGCGACGCGATTACCCTGTTCAACAACACAGCCTCTACTGCGACGATCACTTGCAGCATCACCACAGCCTACATTGCAGGCACTTTTACTGACAAGGCGACCATGACCTTTGCTGCTGCGGGTGTTGCGACTATCCTGTTTATATCTGGAACAACGTGTGTGGTTGCGGGGAATGTAACGTGAGTTCTAATCAGCAGATATTATTGGGTGAAGGGGCTGGGAGTGCTCCAGCAGTCTTTGTTGAGGATGTGTTCTCGACTTACTTGTATACGGGTAACGGCTCGACGCAGACGATCACAAATAACATTGATCTGTCTACTAAGAGTGGGTTGGTTTGGTTAAAAATTAGGACTTCTTCGGGGTCAAGACATCAGCTAACAGACACGGTTAGAGGTGCGACAAAATACTTACAATCTGACATTGACTATGCAGAAGGAGTGGCAGCTACGGGGCTTACATCGTTCAGCAGCACAGGGTTTGCTCTAGGGGCAAACGCAGACTACAACGTATCGTCAGGAAGTTTTGTCTCATGGACATTCCGCGAGCAGCCGAAGTTCTTTGATGTTGTGACTTATACGGGGACAGGCTCCAACACAACCATTGCACACACTTTAGGCTCAGTTCCGGGCTGTATCATTGTCAAGCGCACAGACACCGCAGCAGATTGGGCTGTTTACCACAGAAGCCTAGCCAATACCGAGTACCTTGTTCTGAACAGCACAGCGGCCAAAGCAACAGGCGCAACGTGGTGGAACTCTACAACTCCCACATCCGCAGTCTTTAGCGTAGGCACTAACGCAAGTGTTAACGCATCCGGCGGGACTTACGTTGCATACATCTATGCCCATGACGCAGGCGGCTTTGGTCTGGCTGGTACGGACAATGTGATTTCGTGTGGGAGTTATACGGGCAATGGTTCTGCAACTGGGCCTATTGTTACGTTAGGGTACGAGCCGCAGTGGGTGCTGTCAAAGGTGGCAACCACCGTCACAACGCAGAACTGGCTCATTACTGACACAGCTCGCGGTTTCACTGTTAGTACCGACAACGACCCGCAATTATTTGCCAACCTTTCCAGTGCGGAGACGCTTGCAAATAGGTTTAATCCAAACGCAACGGGTTTTGATGTAGTCAGCGCCAATTCCGAAGTAAATTCTTCTGGCGAAACCTACATCTACATAGCCATACGCCGTGGCCCGATGAAAGTGCCTACAGTGGGGACGAGTGTGTTTAGTCCTGTGACGTATACGGGTACTGGCGCAACTCAATCTGTAACGGCAGGTTTTCCTGTTGATTTATCAATAACTGGCGCAAGGTCTCAAGCCGCTGGAGAATCATTTTATGACAGATTGCGTGGCGCTACTATACTGTTAATACCTTGGGCTACTTCTGCAGAGTCAACAAAATCAGATGCGTTAACAAGTTTTGCGTCAAACACGCAAATAACTTTAGGTGCTGATACTACAACATTGTCGGTTAATAATAGCGGGTCTACATATGTCGATTGGATGTTTGGTCGCGCCCCCGGCTTCTTTGATGAGGTTTGCTATACGGGGGACGGAATAGCAGGTAGAACAATTACGCACAACTTGGCGGCAGTGCCTGAGTTAATGATTGTTAAACGCAGAAGTTCGGGAATTGCTTGGTTTGTTTATGACGCTACAAACGGCGCAACCAAAAATCTTGTGTTAAATACAACTGCGGCCTCGGTTGTAGACAGCTTGCCTTGGAACGATACCGCCCCAACAAGTAGTGTGTTTTCTGTAGGTGGTGTAGCGTACACAAATAACTCTGGCGCTACTTTTGTCGCCTACCTATTCGCAACTTGCGCTGGAGTCTCAAAAGTCGGTACATACACCGGCAACGGCTCAAGTCAAACAATTGCTTGCGGTTTCTCAGCAGGCTCAAGGTTTGTTCTTATTAAGCGCACAGACTCAACGGGCGACTGGTACGTCTGGGACTCAGCAAGGGGCATCGTGGCAGGTAACGACCCGCACCTAAGCCTTAACGACACTGCGGCAGAGGTCACCACAGACGACAGCGTGGACACCGACAACAGCGGGTTCATCGTGAATCAACTCTCAGCGACAAACGTCAACGTGACTTCAGCCACCTACATCTTCCTTGCGATAGCTTGAGGTAAATATGCAAATCCGAATCAGAGCAACAGGTCAGGTGCTGCTAGAGCACGAATGGATCAAGTGGGTAGCAACAACTTACGCAAAGTCTATTAGCGCAATGACCGCCGACATATACGACAGGTTCGATTCTGACGCAGTGTTTGAAGGCGCTCAAGCAACGGGCGGGACTGTGTATCAGTACTCCCAGCGTGACGGCGTAGAGCAGCAGTCAGATGGTAAGTGGTACACCAAGTACATCCTTGGCCCTGTGTTTACTGACGGCGAGACTACAGCGGTTGAGCAGGAAGCGGCTTACAAGGCGCAGAAGGATACTGAGCAAGCTGCAAGTGTACGAGCCTCACGCACACAGAAGCTCAAGGACTGTGACTGGACTCAGATCAGTGACAGTACAGCAGACAAAGCAGCATGGGCTACTTATCGGCAAGCATTAAGAGATATTACAAAACAAGCGGGTTTCCCTTGGACTGTTGAGTGGCCGGTACAACCTTGAGGTGATCCATGATTATCGACGAAACAGCACTACGCCAGATAATCCGAGAAGAGATGAAGTCTGTCCTCAAGGAAGTCGGCTTGCACGACGAGGACGCTGGCAACGATGTGAGAGACCTTCGCTCCCTGATTACCGACTGGCGCGGCATGAAAAACATCGTCTGGCAGACTGTTGCCCGTGCAGGCACAGTGTTCGTTTTGGGACTCTTAATGCTGGGTGCCTGGTCTAAACTTAATGGTGGAGACGGCCCTGAATGATTGATCCTGTCTCAGCCTTAGCCTTAGCTACCTCTGCCTACAAAGCCATCAAGAAAGGCATTGAGATGGGCAGGGAGCTTGAAGACATGGGCGGTCAGTTAGGGACTTGGTTTGGTGCTGTCAGCGATGTTAGGAATGCCGAAGAAGAAGCGAAAGACCCGCCACTCTTCAAGAAGCTAATCGCCAAAGGCAGTGTTGAGCAAGAGGCTATGCGAGCACTGTTTGCACGAAAGAAGATTGAGCAGCAGGAAAAAGACTTGCGCGAGTTAATCGTCTGGCGATGGGGCACTGAAGAGTACACGGCAATGATGCGTGATCGAGTCAAAATCAAAGACACCCGTGAGCGAACAGCTCAGAACCAACGCAGGAAGATGCGGAACCTTGTTATGAACACGCTGACCATTGCAGCGATTGCGGCACTGACTGGGCTTCTTGGTGTGTTTCTTGTTGGCATTATTCAAAACGTGGGGTAATGAATGAACGAAGTTGATATGAAAGGGAAGTTGACGTTTGCAGTAACCTTGATGGTCTCTGCTACGCTGTGTTTTTCTGTGCTGGTAATGGTGCTTGCGCTGGTTGTTGGCCTTTGGTTTGACAACATCGACAATGCCGAAATATTCAAACTGATTTCTCCTGCTTTTCAGACAATCATTGGTGGATTCATCGGGCTACTTGCTGGGGTAAAACTCAGTAACGCAGATGAAGAGCCGCCTTGCCGAGGTAACAAAAAATGATGGCATTAGTATCTACACTGCTGGGCTTTGCCTCTGGCG